CGGCTTGTGTCTGGATAGAAGACAACAATGCTGCTTCGATACCTTCAGAAACAAGACGGTCTTTCTCTAGTTCTGGGTCTGAGATGAGAGGGTCTGCTTCACGGGCTGATTCTTTAGACATAAGCCCTGTACCAAGACGCTGACCTAAACCAACAATGAGGCTGTTGACATCTGAACCTGCTGCGGAATACGCAACATAGTGGAAGTCTGTTTCCCATAGTTTGTTTGGTGTGTAATCTTTGATTCCGCCACCCATGCCTGGCATGAAGAATGATTTGCCGGTGTTGCCCCAATAGTTTTTTTCTATTGCAATAGCAATTTTGTCTTCCTCAATCATGGATGACGAGAAGATTTCTTGTGCTTCTTGAACTCGGAAGTCTACGGTTGCTGCAAGGATTGAATCTCCACGGCGACCTGTACGAATGTTGGTTCCTGATTCTCCACCGAACTCGGCAGGGATGGCACCTTCAAGGCGTTCTTGGCGTTCAAGTCTATCTAGTGCAACGTCTGTTTTGTAGCCAGGGTTTGACTGCAACTGTTGAATGTCGCCACCCTTAACAACACCTAACTGTCCTGATTTGCCTTCAGCAATTTGGATAATCTCTGGATTTTCACCAGGTCGGGCAATGAGGTATTCGTCTGGGAAGATGCCACGCTCGATAGCAATTTCGGTGAGGGCTTGCAAACGTGCACGGGTGTAGTACATGCCGAGAAGACCGTCAAATTGTCCGTGTGCTTTATCGAGTGTGATTCTTTGCGGAACGATAACAAGAGGCATACCGGTGCGGTTGACAATGCGGGATAGTTCTACAGCTGGTGAACCAAAGTATGCAGTGCCACTAATAGGGTCGCGTTCTTTTTCGTATCCCATAACAAGGGTAACTACTTCGTCTGGTGACACGTATTCAAGGATGGTGAACATGTCGTCTTGTTGTGGTTTACCCACGCGAAGGCTTCCATCTACTGCGTAACCAAAGTTTTGTGTCAACCATTGGTAGCTGCGACTGTACGAAAAGATGCAGTCCATTGGTACTGGGTTGTCTAGGTCTACTGACGGTGCAGGAAAGGTATCTAGTGGGTTGCGTAACTGCCATTCTGGAATCAGTTTGTCAAAGTTAGGCTTGATGTAGATAGGTGAGTTGCTGTATGCAAGAAGGTGACGCGCACGTCGGCGCATCTTCATGTTCATACGGTTCTGGTCCCAAATGGAAAGCATTGCTCGCTTGCGGTCACGAGCTAATTTCATGCTGCGGTCTTGACCTTCACGTAATGCAGGGAAATAAGGTACCGGCATTGTTGAGGAAACACGCATAGCCATCTGGTCTAAGCCTTGTACCAGTAGGTTTGCAACGGAAGATTTAGTGTTACGGTCTAATTCGTTTAATGGGACAACAACGTCACCATTGGCGAGTTGACGGACTTGGCGCATTTGTGAAAGGACAGGGCCTTGTGCTGTTACACGTTGGCGGTAAAGGTCAACTATTTCTTCGATTGATTTCATGCAGGACCTTTAGTGTGACTCAAACAATATAACGATAACACACGGTTCACGAGTTAAGCCACGAAGGTCGCCATTGTCGGGGTGGAAGTTTGGCTGTAGACAAGTTAGGGATGTTCAGAACAGCCATCCATATAGACATAACAATGTCGGTGCCGTTCTTTTTGTCTGTAGTCCACGAAGTTAACTCCCCAACAGCTGCCATTGTCTTCCAGGTTATACGGTTATTTGGCAAACGTATATTTCCTGTCCTGAAAATCTGGGGTAGTAATGCTTCAACACCCAGTTTCTCATCCAGTTTGTTACGGCTGGTGGTGTGAGGAAGGATGTTGACCATGTTGCGGGAAGCCCATTTGCGTACAAAGTCATGCTGTAGAAGGAACCGCTGTGCGGCGTTGATTTCAACAATCCAATGGGATATTGGGTAGCCCATACGGAATGAACGTTCTTGCCAGTCATCCATAATGCCCGAATACTCACCTGTGGTGGTGTTGTACCCCAGTAGTTCTTCAGCGGTTAGTTTGCAACGCTCGATATCTACTACGTGATAAAGGTTTAGTTCTGGTTGGTACAGCATCCATGTTAAAGCCCAGAACTTTGTGGGGGAAGGGTCAATGGATACTACGGACAGTACAGGTGGGGCTAGTCCTGGGGGGATTTGCCCGTGGTTGCGGTTGTCATCAATACATCCAGGGTATGTAACGCCATCATCTCCTTGGCCTCCGTATATCCATGTTTTAGATATTAAATATCCGTCTAGTTCTAGTTCTTCTTGCTGGTACACAACACGGAAAACATCAGGTTTGGAGTGTCGAATGAACGATAGGTCTTTCCACGGTAGACGTTTAGGGTCTAACAGTGGCCCGTCAGGGTAGGCGGGGGAGTCAAAACGGCGTGATTCTTTGCCGGTGTCTAGTTCTGGGTAGTACGCCTGATACACAATATGGCGGTACTTAGATGATTTGAGGGGTTCCATCGCGTCAACCTGTTCAGGTGTTTCAATATCTGACCCGTCGTAATCTTCATCAAGGTCGTCATACGAAACTTTCGCTAAACAATGGGCGTACAAATCGCCTGCCCCTAGACGCTGGCCGATGACACATAGCAAACCGCCTGGGTCTACACGGGCTTCAGCGACACCATCCCATCGTTCCAACAGTTTGTCTCGTGAAGCTGATTCACGGGTGTTGTCGGGTGAGGCTACGTCGTCAAAAAGGCATAGGTCGGCGCGGTGTCCAATGAATTCTGCTTCGATACCGTAGGCGCGTACGGTTGGTTCTTTGTTGTCCAACCCGTTGCCACCGATTTGTTCCACAACAAACTCGTCTGCCCTCCATAACGCTCCTTTGTCTGTCGGTCTGAACCTGCCATAGTCAATACTGAGACAACCCAAAGCATCCTGTGCCAGTCCCTTTTTGACAAGCATAGGGTCGGGAAGCATAGGCATAGGTCGTTCAAGGGTTTCACGGATACGGCGGGAATACAACTTCGCCATGTTCTGAGATACAGACCCAATCATTATTCGGATGTCTCGTTTACGACAGATAGCCCACACAGCTACATCGTGGAACAGGGTTGACTTTCCTGCACCAGGGGGTACGTTGATTACTACGAATTCTTTTTCTTCTGATTCGAGCCATTCAACAATTTTTAGGGCCGCATCCACCTGCCAAGGTGAAGGTACACGACCAAGGTAATACTCACGGAAAAACCCGAAATCTTCTAACCCTCTGATGGCTTCTTCACACAACTGGTCATGCGGGATAGCCGACGGTAAATCAATGGCTTCCATGAAAGCGTTGTATGAGTCGTTTTGTACGCCACCGGAATGGGCGCGAGACTTGTTACCTTTTAACGTTTCAAGGTCATGTGCGGCTTGAAGGGCTTTGGCTTTGGATAGCCATTTGGAACCTGTGTTGATGTGGATGCCAGCAACACGGGAAGCATCCCCGATGGTTTTACCGGAGGAGATAGCAGCAAAGAATTTAGCTTTGTCTGCTGGAGAGACTGAACGTTTAGTACCCATGTGTTTATAAGGGTACCACTATGGGTTTACCACTTTACTTTGTTTGCCCAGTATGCGGCAGACATTTTTCCTTTAGCAATGTTAGAAGCATGACGGTCTTTGAACGCTTTGTTACGGGCAGAACCGTCGGGGGAACCTGACACACCCTGTTGACCGAAGCGAATTGTTTTTACTTGGTCGCCTACTTTGGCTACAACCACATGAGATTTAGTGGGGTGCTTAGGGGTGGCTTTGGGTTTATTGTACCCAGTGACACCTGCTCGTTTAAGGCGAGAATCTTCAGGCATTACTTCTTCTTTTTAGGAGCCGAAACCATCTTCTTGCCAGATTTCTTAGCTGCCATCTTGGCATCCTTCATTCCGGCTGCTGTGTATGGGAACTTCTTTTTTCCTACCTGTGGCATATTACTTTCCTTTTTTTGTTCGGGATGTAGCCATGTTATCAACAAGATTCGGATACGGCCTGCCAGCTTTTTTAGCTCGCGCCTTGGCCGATGCCTTCTGAGAAGACGTTAAAGGAGTTGATTTCTTTTTAGGATTTGTTTTTTCCCAAACAGGCTTTTGTTTCATGTGGAAACACTAACACCATCTGCTATGCTGACAGCAACTTCACAAGACCTCCACGTTGGGAAACGTCAAGGCAGGCATGGTCGTACAACTGTTGCATGTTGCGGGACATTTCACACCAGGGAACTGG